TGACCCCGGGGCAGATCGCCTCGATCAACGGCCTCGTCATCCGACCGAAGACGGACCCGTCGGAGACGTACCTGCTCCTGGACTCGATCGGCCTGTTCCCCGGGCAGATCGCCGCGGTCAACAAAATGGACATCAGCCCGAAGTCAGACCAGACGAAGGTCGACGCGCTGCTGGCGAAACTGGACCTGACCCCGGGGCAGATCGCCGACATCAACGCGGCGCTCATCCACCCGTCGGTGGACGCCACGGAACTGAACGCGTTCCTCACCGCGCTGGAACTGACCCCGACGCAGATCTTCAACATCAACCAGATGGACATCAGCCCGAAGTCCGACCAGAAGCAGGTCGACGCGACGCTGAAAATCCTAGGCCTGACCTCGGGGCAGATCGCCGCGATCAACGCGACGCTCATCCACCCCGCCGTGGACTCCGCGGACCTCAACGCGTTTCTCACCTCGCTGAACCTGACCCCCGGGCAAATCCAGGCGATCGACCAGATGAACATCAGCCCGGGGTCGGACACCAAATCCGTCGACAAGCAGCTGGCGAGGCTGAAACTAACCCAGGGCGACATCAACGCGATCAACGCCACGCTCATCTCGCCGGCCGTGAACGCCGCGCCCCTGACCGGATACCAGGCCAAGCTCAAGCAGATAGGGAAGGAACTGGGACCGCCGCCGGCGGCTAACTGGTCCGGGTTCTGGGGGACGATCGGCGGGTTCTTCAACACCGGCCTGCTACTGCCCGTCGATCATTTCTTCACCGTGATGCTGCCCGGCTGGGCGCATTCCAGCGGCCTCGCCGGAGTGTGGGACACCACCCACGACGGGTTCCTGCGTGACGTGCAGGCCCCGGTGTCGAACTTCTTCAACGGCGACATCCCCGACTGGGCGGCGAACACCCTCAATACCTGGGAAACGATGTGGTCCACGGCCCACAACGGGTTCATTAACGACGTCCAGGACCCTGTCAGCGATTTCTTCAACAAGACCCTGCCGGGGTTCTTCGAGGCGATCGGCGCTGGCATCTCCATGGACACCGGCTTCCTGGCATCCATTGGATCAAGCCTTATCGGCGGGCTGTGGTCCGGTATCCAGGACGCGTGGGAAACCGTCTCCGCGTGGTTCACCGCAATGCCCGGCCGCATCGCCGGGTGGTTCTCAGCGGCAGGGTCGTGGCTGGTACCGGGCGGCAGGAAGATCATCTCCGGCCTGTGGTCGGGCATCGCTGACATCTGGTCCGGGACGGTGGCCCCGTGGTTCTCATCCGTGGCGGGCCGCGTCGGGGGATGGTTCGGCGGGGCCGGCGGGTGGCTGGCCGCCGCGGGCAGGAACGTCATCAGCGGCCTGTGGTCCGGGGTCTCCGGCTACTGGTCCGGGACCGTCGCGCCGTGGTTCTCCGGGGTGGGGGCCCGGTTCAGCGGGTTCTTCGGCGGCGCCGTGTCCTGGCTGGCATCGGCCGGCAGGAACATCATCTCCGGCCTGTTCAGCGGCATCACCTCCGCGATGGCGGGGATCGGGTCGTGGGTCGACAGCAACATCGTCCAGCCGATCGTCGGCGCGGTGAAATCGTTCTTCGGCATCCACTCCGATTCCACCGTGATGGCCGGGATCGGCGAGCACCTGATGGGCGGCCTGCTCGGCGGGATGCTGCGGGCCAACCCGGTCGCGATCGCGGACAAGGTACTCGGCGGGCTCCCGAAAGCCCTGGAGGACATCGTCAAGAAGGGGCTCATCTCCGTCACCAGCCTGCCCGGCAAGGCGCTCGGCGCGCTCAAGGGCCTCGGCGGCGACATCCTCGGCCTGCTCGGCATCGGCAGCGGGTCCACCGCCACCGGCAAGGGCGACCTGACGGACGCGCAGCTCCAGGCGCTGTGGATCCAGGCGGGCGGCAACCCCGCCGTCGCCGCAAACATGGCCCAGATCGCCATAGCAGAGTCCGGCGGCCGGGTCGATGTCGTCAACTCCATAGGCGCCTCCGGGCTCTGGCAGATTTATCCCGGTCAGCCGGGATCCCTGAACGCCCTGGACAACGCCCGGCAGGCCGTCGCCAAGTACAACGCGAGCGGGTACTACCCGTGGATCTCCGACCCGGTGGCGGCGGGCCTGATCGCGCAGGGCGACACGGGGCTGGCCGCCGGCGGGAAGGTCACCGCGGGCACCTCGCCGACCGCCGATGACGTGCTGATCCGCGTATCCAAGGACGAGACCGTGGTGTCCGCCGCGGACAGCAGGATACTGGCGCCGCTGTTCGCCGCGCTCGGCATCAAGGGCTACGCGGCAGGAGGGTCGGTCGCCAGCCAGGGCGCGGCGTACCTGAAAGCCTGGACGGGCAGCAAGCACCCCACTGTCAACGCGCAGATCGACACGTGGACCAGCGGCCTGTCCCGGGACAAGACCCTCGCCGGCGCCGGGGGGCTGTCCGAGGCCCTGCACGCGCACTACGTGAACGCTGAGGCCGCCGACAAGAAGCACATCGCCGCGCTGACCGGCGAGCGGACCGCGCTGACCAAGTGGCGGACGTCGCTGGCCGGCTCCGATTCTCACCTGTCGTCCTGGATCTCAGCGGCCGGGTCCACGGCCGCGCTGAAAGCCAGCGTGGCCGCGTGGAAGAAACAGCTCGCCAGCCAGAAGGCCACCATCGCCGGGGTCACCAGGATGCTGGGCCTGACTCCCGCCCAGGTAGCCGCCGCCAGCGCAGCCGCAGCCGCGGCGGCGAGCGCGGCATCAGCGGCCGGGGACGACTCAGATGACGGGCCGGACGGTACAAGCACTGCCGCGGCGGCGCCGCTGACCGCCGCGAGCGTGATCGCCGCCCTGGCCGGGATCGGGCCGCAGGCATCCCAGGCCAGCACGGCACCGACCTGGTACGGGTCCGGCGGCATGATCTCCGAGCCTGTGATCGGGTACGGGGCCAGCGGGAAAGCCTACGGGTTCGGGGAGAAAGGCCCCGAGATGGTGTCACCCGGCGGGGGGATGACCCTGGCCGGGATCGCGGCGCGGCTCGAGCGGCTGATCGACGTCACCGCCGCCGTGCCCGCGGGGGTCGGCGGCTCGGTGGGCGGGGCGATCGGCGGGGCGAGCCAGGCGGCCAGCTTCAGGAGCCGTTACCCGCGCGGCGGCTCTTAGCGATGACGAACTCACGCGCCGTAGCTAACGCATCCCCGGGCCTGTCACAGGGGGTGACTGGCTGATGTCGGACAGTCTTACTATCGCCAACTGCGTCGAGCTGCTAGGCGGCGGGGTCGCGTCGGTGAACCCGATGTGCCCGGGCGCTGTTTTCCGCCTGCAGCCCGGGTTCGACCTGTCCGCCCCGCAGCCCACCACGGATTTCGTAGCCTCGCTCCTGCTCGACGGGGAACGCCCGTTCGGCCGGCGGGCGTCCAACCGGACCATCAAGCTGCCGATCTGGATCACCGCGCCGACCAGGCAGATTCTGGCCGCGGCCCGCGAGATGCTCGAGGAAGCCGTCGACCAGGACATGTGGACGATGACGTGGACCCGCGACCCGGCGGGCGGCACTCCCCTGCCGATGATCATCGACTGCTTCCGCGCGCAGCCCACGGTGCCCACGTACAACACCCTCTTTGAGAAGGAGATCACCGGGCTGCAGGTCACGCTCACCATCCCGGCGCTGCCGTACGGGCGGGCGGACGTGCAGCAGCAGATCAGCTTCGCCGCGCCGGCGCCGACGACCCCCGTCCCGGTCCCGCCGCCGGCCCCGGTGGTGCTCGACACGTTCTCCCAGATCAGCAGCAGCCGGGTCACCCGGTCCGCCCAGTGCGCGGTCGGCCCGTGGACAGCGTGCTGGGATCCGGACAGCTTCGGCGACCCGGGCGGGCAGGTGACCCCGCTGACGTACGGGGCGTCGTTCCCGGCCCCGCTGAACCTGACCTCGATGACGTCGCTGCAGATGTGGCTCGGCCTCGGGTCACGGTATTACGCGAACCTGGAGTACCACGGCAAGATCCACGGCCTCAGCGTGTACGTCACCCTGACCGACATATACGGCGGCACCCTGTCATTCGGCCGCGGCCACCTGAAGGTCCCGGTGGCCCCGTCCGCGCAGTCGCCGGTGTTCACCCGGGTCAACATGGCCATCCCGCAGTCCTCGGCGACGTTCGCCTACGCGTCAGCGGCCTCGTACAGCCTGGAAATCGTCAACCGGCAGGACACGATCCGGCGGCTGTCGTGGGTGACCGCCTACCTGGACGCGCTGACAGCCTATCCGGGTTCCACATCCGTAACACCCGTCACTCGCGGCGCTCTGTACACCCTGTACGGGCTGCAGGGCACCGCGCGGTCCCCGGCGTCCCTGTCGTTCCAGCAGCCTCCCAGCGCGGGCACCCCGACGACGATCACCGCGGCGGGGGCAGGCAACTACACGGTGCCCTCGCTGGCGGCCTGGCTGAAGGTGGAAGGCTGGGGCGGCGGCGGGTGCGGCGCGGGCATGACCATCGCGGGGGCCGGCGCGGGCGGCAACGGCGCCGAGTACGCGGCCGAGTTCGTGTTCCCGTGCGGCGCCGGGCAGGTCATCCCGTATTTCATCGGGGCGGGCGACACTCCCGGTGCGTCCCCGCCGGGCGGGCAGGCTACGATCTTCGGGCCGGCTCCGGGCGGCACCCTGCAGCTGACCGCCAACGGCGGCGGGTCGGTGGCCACGAACTCGCCCGCAGTGGCCGCGGCCGGGCCGGTTTCGTCCAACTCAACCGAGCACCTGGGGGGCCTGGGACGCGCGAACCCGGCCGGGACGTACGGCGGCGGCGGCGGGTCCTCGGCCGGGCCGCTGGCGCCGGGCAGCACGCCGGTCGGCCCCGGCACGGTGCTGTTCACCGCACCGGGCACCTACACAGGCAGCGGGTCCGGGTGGCTGTGCCCGGGCGGGGTGTTCCAGGTGCTCGCCGAGGTGTGGGCCGGGGGCGGGTCCGGCGGCGGCGGGGTCACGTTCTCGACAGACGGCGGCGGCGGCGGCGGCGGCGGGCAGTACCGCAACGCCTTCATCGCGGTTGTCCCCGGCACCTACTACACGGTGGTCGTGGGGGCCGGCGGGGCCGCGGTCACCAATACCGCGGGCAACCCCGGCGGACTGTCCAGCTTCACCGGCGCGGCGGGGGCGCAGGTGGTCGCGGAGCCGGGCCAGCCGGGCACCACCGGCTGGCCCGGC